GGGATGGTCCACTGATTCAGATCAGGCGAGATTTCAGACCAGCGCAGTCCTGCCACTTCTTCCCGCCGCGCCAGCGTCAGCAGCGCCAGCCGAATGAAAGGCCCAGCAGGTTCCGCCATGTCACAGGCCGCGCGCCAGATCGCGCCGATTTCTGCATCCGTCAGCAGTCTATCCCGCGCCACAGCAGCCGCGCCCGTAGGAAGGCCCTGGAAGGGGTTTGCTGCCAGCCTTCCCCGTTTCACAGCCCAGCCGAAGCAGGCGCGGCCATAGGCTCGCACCAGGCGCGCGGTGGCGTGTTTCGCGGCCTTGTCATAGGCATCTATCACTTGCAGCACCCGCGCCTTCGACAGCACGGATGCTGGCTTGGGCAGGTCCTTTTCGAATGCCAGCCGAAGAGCGCGGCAGGCTTCGGCACGATACCGCGGGCGGCGTTGCGCCAGCGCCAGCTTCTCCCAATCGGAGATAAGCGTATCCAGCGTGAAAGCTGCTTCGGCCTTCGCTTCCAGCAGCGCAGCCTTCTCCCGCTTGGCGGCTTCCTGCTTCGCCAGCCTTTCGGCGCGCGGATCAAGGCCCAGCGCAACATGGCCCAGCTTGGCCTTCGCAGCCTTGCGCGCCTGGGCGGTGGTGATAGCGCCGAAGGCCCCCAGCACTTCCCGCCGCTTCTGCTTTGTTGCGGCGTCCGTCCACTGGATCAGGAAAATCCGCGCGCCTGACAGCGTGACCCTGACCGCCAAGCCCTTCAGATCATCGTCGAAGAACAGCCTGTCCTTCTGCCCGGCTAGGCATTGCAGATCGGCTACTAGCTCATCCGTGAAATGCAGCGGCATATGTCACCCCCGAGATAAGAAGGCCCTTTTGCGGACCCCATGCGGACCCCGCGGACCCGTATTTCATGGCGATTTATGGCGGCGCGGACCCCACCCGATAGGGCCATCATATTCGCGGACCCTTGTTAAATCAAGGGGTTTTGGCAAGTTATGGCGAAGCGTGGCGGCTAGCGTCCTCTTATTCCTAATCTGGGGGCCGTGAGTTCGAATCTCGCCGGGGACACCAATTAAATCAAAGACTTGCGGGCCACTCGCCACCCGCCGAAAAATCCGCACTTTTCATGCGGACCCCATGCGGACCCCTTGGCCAAGAATCGCCCCCTTTTAATTGCCGCCACCATTCAGCCGTGATCCTGCCGCCATACCCAAGGGCAGCCGTTGCGGGCGGATGCAACCGCAACAGATGTTGCACCCTTCCCGCAACAGGCGACTGCCGAGCATCCGCGCGCTAGCTGCCCGCATAGAAGCCGGATCAGGAAGGACCCAGGGGGGCCTATCGCCCCCCTAACTCCGCGCCAGCACCAGCAAACTCCGCTTACTCCGCACTCCGGGTGGCGGCGTCAGCCATAAACTCCGCATGGATTTTGCCCATGACGCGCTTCTGCTCATCCGTCAGCCGGTCCGCAATGGCGGCAGGGTTGGACATGGCGGCGATTTCAGGGGCCACCTGGGGCCAGGCGTCAAACAGTCTGGCCATTGCCCTACCCATCACGCTTGTCGCGGCTTGGGATACGGCTTCCACCTTCAGCATTTCGCGCTGCTTCTCTGCCAGCTTGATTTCAGCCAGCGAAGCCTCTGCCGCTTCGCGCTTGGCCCGTTCTTCGGCAAAGTTCGGGACCCCAGGGGTTCGGCTTGATGTTGGCGGACCGTCAGCTTGGCCTAGGCTGGCCTGCCATCCGCGGCGGACCAAAGTCCGAAGGCATAGGTGCCGCCCGTCAGGCGATATGGGCAACCGCCCTTCAGCCCTTACCTGGGCCACCCTTCGCTCACTGATACCCAGGCAGGTGGCGAGGGATAGGTTGCTGATTTCGTCAGGGATCATTTCGCTTTCCTTTCATGAATGAACAGTAGAATTTCCAGTCCAGGACTAGAAAACTTGCGCGCGTTAGCTGCCCGCATACACATAAGGACAGGAAGGACCCGCACGGATGCAGCAGCCCAGGCCGGTCCGTGCCACCCCTGGGCAAACAGGCTGGGCATCAGGCAGCCTCTTTCCCTTGATGGCCTGACAATTGTGCCAATTGTGCCAATAGGTCCGGCCTGACTTCCCAATCATCCCGCGCCCGCCCCCAGCCTTCGCCAGCGCGGGCGGGATCGCGGCGGACCCAGCCAGCGGCTTCCAGGTCCATCAGCCCATGCTTCACCCGGTCAACATCACGGATGGGGCCAGATCGGGCCAGCGTGCGGCTATTCAGCCGGTCCACCCTGCCGCCCTGGATCAGCTTGGCCAGCAGCCGAGCATCGCGGGCCGATGCTGGCAGGGCATCCACCCCGAAGAAGCGGACCGCCATGGGCTGGAAATATCCAGCCAGCAGCCCATCCGCCCGCGCGGCGGCGTTATCGTCAATTTCCTTCGGCGGCTCCCCACCATCAGCCAGCCAGGCGAGATGCTGGAAGATCACAGCCAGCCGCACCACAGCGCCAGCCATCTTGCCCATCCAGGCGCCCAACAGCCCGCTTTCATCTGCTTCTGAGACTGCTTCCCGCCGCGCCTGAATGATGGCCTGGGCGGCTTCCGTGAAGGGCAGCAACACAGGCTCCGGCGGCTCCCATGGCAGGGCGGCGAGTTTCATCAGCCCATCACGCAACAGGGCTTCAGGCGGCTCACCCTTTGGGATGCTGGGGCGGCGCGGTGCGGGCCACACATAAAGAAAGCGCGCTGCCAGGCCGTCGTTGTCCGCTTCCCCCAGCGCGGCGCGCGCCTTGTCCAAGGTGAGCGCGCCGATGATCCCGGTGGTGAGATGTTCGATGATTGGCGCGGCATCCCCGTCCTTCACCGTATCCACCGTGAAGCGCCCGCCACCATGGGCTTCCAGCCAGAAAGCGCGGTCCGCGCCCTTGCCCGAATCGTAGCGGTCCATTCCGCCAATCCAGCCCGCCAATTCATCACGAAACAGCAGCAGCCCGCGCGGATTGGCGGCCATCATTTTCGCCAGCCTTTGCGTGGTGGCATCGCGGACGGAAAAGCGGCGGCGTTGCGGTGGATCAGGCGCGCGCGCATTGTCCGGCCTGGGCGGTGGTGCGGCCTTCAGCTTGAGAGCCTGCTTCACTTCGCCCTGCCAGATCGCCATGGCTTCGGCGGCTTCGGCCTTCGCCGTGTCATGGGTGCGTTCACGTTCCGCCCAGTCACGATTGAGCGCGCCTTCCATCGCGGCTATCGGCCTTTGCGCCACTCCAATCAATCCTGGGGTTTTTCCCGCGCTGGGCGTGCCGATACCAGCGCCCCAGATCACGGGCGGTTGCACGAATGCGCCCCAGGCTTGGCCCCATCGCGCATTGCCGAGCGCCGCACCCGTGACAGCCAGCAGATTGAGCATCACATAATCGGCAGGCGCGCCAGCATGTTCCGCCGCGGCTTCGATGTAATCCTGCCAGGGCTTCGGAAACAGGCCCAGCGGCAGGCGTGGCGGTGGTGCGTCATCCGCCAAGATTGACGCATCCAGTTCCGGCCATTCGCGCGGCGGCGTGGCGGTGGCGGCTTTGGCCGAGTTCGCCCATGCGCGCTTGGCTTCGCGTTCACCATTGGCCAGGCCCTTTTCCAACAGCCAGCCCTTGCAGATTTCATCCGCGCGGCAGGCGGCGATGAATTCGGCGTAGTCACCAGCAGCGGCGCGAATGCGGCCTGCAATTTCAAAAGCGCGGGCCGAGCGCGATTGATCGCGCCCGGCCTGGGGAATGCCGCCGCCATCAGGCGGTGGCGTGAAGGTTTCACCTGCGAAGCGAATCAGCCAGGCGATTTCTTCCGGCGTGATGATCGCAAGATCAGGCTCGCCAAGCGCTTGATCCGTGACCGTGAAATAGCGTCCGCCCGTGTAGAGTTCGATGGAAGGCGGATGATCGCCAGCAGCGCGCGCCTTCCAGCTTCGCCCTTGTTTGTCGCCCAGCAGATCACGGACGCGTGACATATCGGCGGACCGTAGCAGAAAGAATATTTTAAAGCCGGTGCCGCTTGGCGATGTTTCGGCGTATGTGCCGAAACGATGCAGGATAACACTGGCCCAGGGTGCGGTGGTGCCTGCCGTGATGCAGCTATCCAGATCAATCCCGGCAAGCGTGTAACCATTGCCAAGATCGCCCAGGATGATCCCGACACCATCCGCGCGGATGATCCCGCGGGCGGTTTCACATGCGGACCGGGTCGCCCAGGTTTTCGCGTCCGTGCTTGATGCTTCCTTGCCGTTTATCTGCTTCGGGATTTTCGTCGCGCGCCCGTTGCGCTTTTCGTTGCGCCAAAGCACCCAGCGCAACAGCGGCGCCAGGCGTGATAGGGTTTGTTTGTCTGACATGGTTGCAGCCTTAATTTCGGCCGCCCAGGCTTGTGCTTACGCCACAGAAACGCTATCTTTGCCTTGTCCTGAAAGCAAAGTTTCCGAAGCCGTCGCGCCCTGCCTGGGGTGCGGCGGTTTTTCAATTCGTGGCGAAGCGCAGCAGGCCAATAAGGCCCAGCAGCAGCAAAAGCGCGGCGATGGTCGCGGCGCCCGAAGCGGCGCGCATCATGCGGCGGCGTTCTTCTGCGCCACCATTTCCGCCGCGCGGTGGCGATGTTCCCGCGCCTTAGCCCATTCGTCCACAGCTTCGGCGCGGTAGAGGATGCGCCTTTCACCCGCACGAATGAAGGCTGGCCCATCACCCGTTGCACGCCACCTTTGCAGGGTGCGGCGTGGGATCAGTAGATGTTCCGAGAGTCGTTTTTCGTCGAAGAAACCCGACATTGAATAACCCCTTGATTGCAGGCGCGGTTCGACACGAAACATCGCGCCTTAGGTTGAAACTAAGGACACTGCTGCCTTTGTCTTTCCCTCTTGGTGCCAGCAATCGTCAGGGGTGCTCTCGGTGCCGATGCTGGGTGGCGCTCTCAGGTTATGCTTCCCAAGCGAATCGCCACCTCTGATAAATACCAATCGCCACCATCCGCCGCAAGCATCTTGTCGCGGCTTTTCGCTTCATTGAATTGCCAGAAAGGCTTTTACGCATCACGCGCGGCCTATTGGCACAATTGGCACAATTGGCACGGCTTCCAGGGATCATGCCCCGCGCTTGGCGCGATGCTTCGCCAGATCGGCAACATTCCCAGCTTCCAGCGCGCCAGAAGCACAGCGCAGCACATGGGCAGCCCAGGCTTCTAGCGCGGCAGCCTTTTCGGCGTTAAAATCATGTTGCTGATACACCCGCGCCACTGACGATAGCGCCGATGGTTGATGCGCCAGCAGCTTATCCGCCACGATGGGCGAGAAGCCCAGCCGGGCCAAGGTGGAAGCGCCAGCGCGGCGAAAATCATGCAACACCCAGCCCGATACGCCTGACCGCTTGTCCAGCCGCGCCTTGATTTTCGAAAAGCCGGAGATTGGCTTCTTCGCGTCCTGCCCAAGCTTCGGCGCGCCTGTCATGGGCGTCCTGCTTTCGGCGGCGAAAACCAAGTCCTGCCCGTCAATCCGCGTGACCGCACCCAGGGCTTCGCGCGCTGCATCCGTGAGCGTCACCACATGCGCCTGTCCGCGCTTCATGCGATAGGCCGGGATGGTCCACTGATTCAGATCAGGCGAGATTTCAGACCAGCGCAGTCCTGCCACTTCTTCCCGCCGCGCCAGCGTCAGCAGCGCCAGCCGAATGAAAGGCCCAGCAGGTTCCGCCATGTCACAGG